CGTCTGACCAAAACAATCTACATGAACCATTAATTGATTCTAATTTATTAATGCTAAAAGAAATGTGTTAGAGCGTAAGCGAAAACACTAATGAGCGCAGCTCATTATAAATATGTTATAGGAGTTTACTATGCCTGGTGTAGCGTGGAAAGGTGGATCAAGTAGTGTAGCTTGTACAGATGGAGTTCGTGGTTCTGTATGTGCGTTATGTGGGGGAAGGAACAAATATGCTTGTAGGTGGCATTGGGATGTTCCTGTTACATCATCTAGCAATGCAGGAAGTGGGGATGTTTTTGCAAATAATATAGGTGTTGTTCGCAGTGGTGATATTATGTCAGCACATCCACACGGTGTTCCGTGTGTACCTAGTCCAGTTAATCATACTCCTGGATTATCAACTTTTTCTCCTAATGTTTTTGCAAATAATAAACCAATTGGTAGGATAGGTGACAAATATAATGCAGGAACACCTTTTGATCATACCATTACTAGTGGTAGTGGTGACGTTATTGCAAATTGAGATACATAAATGAAAATAATAGAAATTTTAACAGAAGCTGGTTATAAAACTGTTCCTATTAAAGATCCACTTACTGGTAAGACAGTATGGGTTAATAAAGGTCCTGATGGTAGTAGAGTACCTGGAGTTTATACAAGTGCTAAAGACGCTGAAGATGCATTAACGCAATCTAAAAAAAATCCAGATTCACAACAAACAAAACCTCAAAAGACTAACACTCCGTCTAAACCGTCAAAAAAACCACAGCAAGTACCTAAAAAAACCAAACCAGGAAAAGGAATTGCAAAATCATTAGCAAGGTTAAAAGGAATACCCTGGTTTGGTATGGTTTTATCTAGTGGTGTAATTTACTTACAACTTGTTACAGATTTAACAAAGTTACAAAATAGTTTAATAAGCAACGGATGTAATTGGTCTCACCCTGATGTTAAATCTAGTAGAAACGGAGTTAAGGCTACTCTAGCAAATGCAATACCTAATTTCTTTTTGTACGCTACAGTTCCTTCTATTATAGGAGCCATAGCCGCTATACCATTCTTTGGATGGATAGCCGCAGCTGGAGCTTCTGCTGCATTGTATGCTTGGGGAGATGATGTTAACCAAAAAATATTAAATTTGTTAAACAAAGCAGGGTTTATAGATTTTTTAATTGGTTGGGTAGAGTTACGAATAACAAAAGAACTGTTACAAGACATGCTTACAATGGAAATTCCATTACCAGGTGCTATCGGTGTGCTACCAATGACTTTACCTCCGAAAGATGGTAAAGCAGCTTGTTCTAGAGAGGATATGGAAAATGCACAACGGAAATTAGAAGATGAACTGGTTAAAAATGATAATAAATTAGAAAAATTTGGAAAAGATTTGTTTAAAGATTTTAAACAAATGCTATCCTAGTCTTTGATGTAGTTTCAATATTTTCTTCAATAATCTTTGACAATATTTCTTTATCCTCTGCACTGATGTAATACATTACATCAGTGTAACTTAACGATCCTCGCATAAACCAAGCCAATTTATAAGAATTATATTTTATTTGTTTTGAATCTAATTCGTAGTCTTTGATAAGATCAATCACCTCAGAGCTATCGAGTGTGGTTATCTTTTGACGAAAAAAGTTGAATAATCCAATTGTATTTTTGTTTTAAATGGTTTTTTACAATCGTCTTTATCACAAATTACATTTATGTCATCGTTAGATTTGCTTGCGTTTATTTCAATTACTTTCTTTGATATCGAATCATACAATCCAATATCACTATCTTTAATAAAACTTTTTATAATATCAATATTATTTTCTTGTTCTACACTATTACCAACACCTGCTATAAATTCTAAATTAAAATCTATTGTTAGATTTGTAATTAAATCTATAATTTTTTGTCGTTTAACATCTTTATCTTTCTCAGAAATTTTTTCTTTTTCTATATATAAAATTTCTTTTTGTAAAGCAAGCATTTCTTTAGAATAAAAAGTTATTCTATCATAAGTTATAGGTTTATAATCTATAATTAAATTATTAAACGTAGATTGTAATACTGTTTTTGGTTTAGATCTAATACTATCTAACATGGTAACTAGATTTATAGTTAACGACAACTCTTCCTTACAATGCGGGCAAACTGCATCAAATCCTAAATCTTCTCCATATGTTGCTACACGAATTGCAATTAATAAAAAGTCTATATCAATGTTTACTAATTTCCAAGGATTGGTTATGGAAGGAATACAACTTTGAATTACTTTTACTGTTGCTTCTCCTGAAAATAAAGCATCAGGAGTTTTTAAAATTAATTCATCCATAGTGTTCAACCCATAAACAGGAAGCTGGGTATATTGCTCGTCAGTTACAACACTGCTATCATAAAAATCTCCATTACTAGGCAAATCAATATAAATTTTTGGTTGACGTCTGTATTGATCTAAAAAACTTGACATATTAGTTCCTATAAATACTATTACATATATATCATAAGTATAAGTGATAAAGGATCAATATGGCTGTTACTGATAAAGATATTCAAGACCTAGTTAATGCGATTAGAACCAACACAACTGAGCAAGCAAAGCTCATAAAATATTTTGAATCAAATAATACATCCGGTTCAACGTCTGGTACAAGTAAAGGCGGAGGCGGAGGCGGATTTTCTGGGTTCACTCCTAGTCTAAGTACTGGATTTGTGTCTGATTTGAAAAAGGGCTTAACAGGAGCAAATGCTAATCTAGCAGGTGCTATGTCAGCTTTTGCAGAGCAACTTAAAGGTATAGATGGGTTAGGACCTGTAGCAAAAGGATTTGCAGATGTAGCAGGTGTAATTCAAGATAGTGCAAACGCATATCGTGCCTTAGCCAAATATGGAGGAGGGTTTTCAGGCGACCTAGCAGAATTAAGGTCAGTAGCTGGCCAGGCTAACATGGAAATAGGACCATTTGTTGAATCTATTATAAACAATCGGCAAGCATTATTAGGATTTACAGGTGGTATAAATGGTGGAGCAAAAGTTTTTGCAGGTCTAATACACGAGTTTGAAGAAGGAACTGACGGTTTACAAAAAGACTTTTTAAATCTTGGTTTAACTGTTGAAGAGTCTAGAGAATTTATTGCTAAAGAGCTAATAACAAATCAACGTAGAGCAAGAATTGAAGGTATGTCGTCGGGAGAGGTGTTAAAGTCTACTAGAAACCTCGCCAAAAACATGCAAATTGTATCTAGATTTACTGGGCAGCAAGCAGATCAATTGCAAGCAGAATTACAACAAAGAATGACTGACGGTGCAGTAGATGCTAAAATGCGTAAGCTAGAAAATTCGAACAGTAAAGCCACTAGAGAAGAATTAAAACTTCTACAAGGAACTTTATCAGCTTTGGGTCCTGGATACCAAAATATGTTTGATGAGGTATTTACTGCTGGTACTGTAGTAAGTGATGAAACGCAACAGCTTGCATCTATAAACGGGAAAACATATGATTTAGTAGCAAAAGCTGCTCATGAATTTGAACAAGGTAATGTTGAAATGGCCCAAATGTATGCTGAGCAAGCTAAAAAAGCCGGATTAGCATTTGCTCAAAGCGATGAAGGCTTAGATCTTGCTGTTAAGGGTAGACTTGGTGGTGTTTTTGCAACGCAAGCACAACAGTTAGAAAAAGTAGGACCATTAATAAATCAAATAGAAGCATACATGGAACAAGGTGCCAATGGAGCTAAAAACATTTCTACTTTTATGGAAGCAGCAGACAAGGCATTTAGAGCAGCAGAGCAAGAAGTGTTAGATAGATTAACAATGGTAGACGGTGGGAGACCATTAATGCAAGCAGTAACTGATGTCGAATCTGAATTAGGAAAACTGCCTGGTAAAATTAATGAGTCGTTTGGCCAAATCTTCCTTACATTAGAGCAATATGCGCCTACATTAGCAGATAAATTAACAAGCTCAATTGCAGGATTAGGAGATGTAGCAACAACAGTTATGGGTATAGCTACACCTCAAAATGTTTTATCTCAGTTAGAAGAAGTCATTTCTGATGCAGGAGGACAGTTTAGTTTCCAAACAACCGATAGGTCAGGAGAAGAGAAAACAGTAAATCTAACTTTAGAAACAGTAAGAGAATTAAAAGCATTGATGTCAGGCGGAATGATTGATACTGAAGCATTAGAAAAATATATGCCTAAAGAGGAATATAGAGCATTATATGAAAAGTTAAATGAGTTAGGTATAGCAGAAGGAAAGATTATTTCAGAAGATTTGAAAAAAGCAATTGGAGAAATTAATGCTAAAGATATAAAAGAAGAGGTACAAGAACAATTAAATAGAACTCCTGAACAAACAGAAACAGGTAAACAAGAGGTAATAAACACCGGTGTAGAACTTGCTGCGATGGGTACTGAATCATTATTAGAAACCTTAGGTTTTAAAGAACTCATACCTAAAATAGAATCATTCAAAAAAGATATTCAAGATTTTAATTTAGATAATTGGTTAAGCGAGACATTTGATGGGTTACAAACTAAGTTTTTACAAACAGAATTTTCATTTGGTGATTTTGTTCCTGATATTTTCCAAAATATGTCAGATAAATTTGAACAAGAAGATATTAGTACTGAAGCAGGTAATTTTAATAAAAGTGTTTTTGATATTATTTTGAAAAATATCCAAGACCTATTACCAAATTTTGGAGCTTTACCAAATGCAAATGAAGGATTTGTACCTGCAGGTTTTACAAAACAACCAGTAGATATGGTAACGCCGCAAAAATTATTATTTCAAGAAAATCCTGCAACAGAACAACAACCTTTGCTAAATGCAGTAGATATTGGAAAAAAGTTTGACGGTATGCTTTTACAAGCAGAAGAGAAAAAACAACAAGCTATAGCTAAATTCAAAGACGAACAAGAACGTAAACAAAATTCTGAAGGTTATTATAGTCAGACAACACCAACGGTACAAGAAGATAATCCTCTAAATATAAAACATATACAATTATTAGAAAAAATGATAGCAAATCAAGAGCAAACTTCTACACATATTGGAAATCTAGTTGCAAGCTCAGAACGTCTAGTTGCAATAAATACTAAGATGAGAGAAAATTTTATGAACACTAATAATTATATAAGAAACTTAGACGGGTCATCGTTAGCATAAGGAACCTTAATGTCTTGGAAAAAATATTTCACGCCTGCTAAAAGTACAAGTGATTTTGATTTAATGAATGGAAGTTACAGTCCTATTAGCGGCAAAGGTTCCGGAAACAAAGTCGGACCTGCAAAATCAAATTATAATTCATTTTTACCAGATGTATATACTGGATCTCCTAACAGAGTTGAGAGATATGGTCAGTATAATGTAATGGATTTAGATTCTGAAGTAAATGCTGCATTAGATATACTGGCAGAATTTTGTACCCAGCAAAACAAAATTAATAACACTCATTTTGACCTTAAGTTTTATAAAAGAGCAACAAATAGTGAAATTCAAATTATTAGCCAATACTTACAACAATGGTATAAGCTTAATGATTTTGAAAATAGAATGTTTAGAATAGTTAGAAATACTTTCAAATATGGAGATTCTATTTTTGTACGTGATCCTGAAACTCATAAATTATTTTATGTTGATGTCTCAAAAGTGAATAGAATTATAGTAAACGAAAGTGAAGGGAAAGTACCAGAACAATATATTATTGAAGATATAAATTTTAATTTCACACATCTTGTAGCAACATCGGTATTACAGACAAATGGTAATGTCACAGGAGGTGGATCTGGCTATTTAACAGGCGGTGTAAGAGGTATGGTAGGTCAACAGCCAAACCAACCGGGATCGAGATTTCAAACTCAAGAAAAAGAAACTGCAATTAATTCAAATCATATTATGCACATAAGCTTGAGCGAAGGATTAGATAACAACTATCCATTTGGTAATAGTCTATTAGAAAGTATATTTAAAGTTTATAAACAAAAAGAACTATTAGAAGACGCAATTTTAATTTATAGGATACAAAGAGCTCCTGAAAGAAGAGTTTTTTATATTGATGTGGGTAATATGCCTAGTCATCTTGCAATGCAATTTGTTGAACGGGTAAAAACGGAAATCCATCAACGGAGAATCCCATCCAAAACAGGAGGAGGAACAAATGTTATAGACAGTAGTTACAATCCTTTGTCAATCAATGAAGACTACTTCTTTCCACAAACAGCAGAAGGTAGGGGCAGTAAAGTTGAAACACTACCTGGCGGAACTAATCTTGGAGAAATTGATGACTTAAAATATTGGACAAACAAATTAGTCCGAGGTTTAAGGATTCCTAGCAGTTATCTACCTACAGGTGCTGAAGATGCAACCAGTAATTATAACGATGGTAGGGTAGGGACCGCCTTTATCCAAGAGTTACGATTCAATACTTACTGCGAAAGATTACAAAATTTATTAGTAGATCAATTTGATCAAGAATTTAAGAGATACTTGTTAGAAAAAGGTGTTAATATCGATACTTCAATGTTTGATATTAAATTTACCCCACCACAAAATTTTGCAGCCTACAGACAGAGTGAACTAGATAATCAAAGGATTGGAACTTTTGGTCAGATACAAGCCATTCCGTTTATAGCTAACAGATTTGCTCTTAAAAGATTCTTAGGACTTAGCGACGAAGATATAGCAGAAAATGAAAGATTATGGAGAGAGGAGAATGACGAAACATTGAATACTCCTCCGGGAGATGCTGCAGGAGAAATGCGAGGAGCAGGTATTAGTAGTGCAGGCATTTCAGCTGATATAGGAGGTGCAGAAGACCAACTAGCAGTTGATGAAGCAGAAATGGGAGATGAAGGTACTCCACCTGAATCAGCTACTGATACTGATCTTGCAGGTGCACCTACTGCAGAAGCACCACCAGAAGGAGCCGCACCGCCGGTATAAATATAATATGATATTACGTGAATTATTTTATTTTAATAAAGAAAATTTAGAACTTGAACAAGATGATAGATACGAACCCCAGTATGACAAATCTATTGTAAATCTAGACGATACACGGAAAACAAGATTAACTTTAAAGCAAATCAATCGTGCTAGAAAAGCAAGCGAATTACATGATAAAGAAAAAGCTAATGAATTAGACTTTGTTCGGCAAATGTACGGGATGGCAGCACAAGCTGAAGGCGCAGGAATTTAGTTTTGGCAAAAGTAGATAAATCACTTTATACAAAAATAGAATGGCAAGTAATTAGAGAGCAACGAAGGCAAAAAAAAAGAAAATTTCTCAATATGTGAACAGAAAGACTTTTACAAAAATTGCATTTGTCATAGGTAATGGTGTATCTCGTAAAGGCGTAGATATCAATGAATTAAAAAAATATGGCAAAGTGTATGGTTGTAATGCTATTTACAGAGAATATATAGTTGATTATCTTGTTGCAGTTGATGTTAAAATGGTTTTAGAAATTAATAAAGCAGGATATCAAAAACATAATTTAACTTACACAAATCCAAATAAAGCATTCTCTGCTATCAATCATTTACAATATTTTAATCCAAGTATGGGATGGAGTAGTGGTCCTACTGCTTTATGGTTAGCTACTACCCATAATTATTCAGAAATATATATTTTTGGATTTGATTATAAAGGATTGAATAATGGAAAAAATTTAAACAACATCTATGCAGATACAGTAAATTATAAAAAAAGTACAGATGGCGCAATTTTTTTTGGTAACTGGTTAAGACAAACTATAGCTACAATACAAAAAAATCCTAACACTCAATTTATAAGAATTATAGATAAAGACACTTATATTCCACTAGAATTTGAAAAATTACCAAATATTAAACATTTAGATATTGAAACATTCAAAAAAATTTTTAATATTTCTTAAAATACATGGTTTTTTGGCCTTTATATAATACTATTATTGTTAAATGTGTAAATAATACTAGACAGCCTTGCGTTTATAGGAGAATCAAATGGCACAAGATAAATTTCAAAAAATGTTAGAATATCTTGTTAATGAACAACAAGATAAAGCAGAAGCACTATTTCATGAAATAGTTGTAGAAAAATCAAGACAAATCTACGAAACAATTTTAGCAGAAGAATTAGAAAAAGACGAAGAAGTTGAAGAGTCTGACGACGAAGAAGTTGAAGAGTCTGACGACGAAGACGAAGTAAATGAATCAGAGCATGAAGACGAAGAAGTCGAAGAAGATTTTAACCTAGATGAATTTGAAGTAGAAGCTGACGACGAAATGGGTGGCGATCCTACTGATGATATGGGAGACGACATGGGTGGAGACGACATGGACGCTGACATGGGCGGAGATGACATGGACGCTGACATGGGCGGAGACGAGCCTGTGACACAAGATGACATTAAAGATCTTGAAGCAGAATTAGCAGACTTAAAAGCAGAATTTGAAGATCTATTATCCCAAGGTGATATGGGTGACGACGAAGAAGGCATGGACGACATGGGAGACATGGGTGACGACGAAGAAGGCATGGACGACATGGGAGACATGGGCGGAGACCAACCAGAGGAAAGTTTTGAATCATACAAAAGCTCAGCTGAACTTATGAGAGAATATGTAAACAAGATCGGCGGAAACCAATACAATCAATATGGAAAAATGGGCGATAATGGTACAAATACAAAATCTGTAGTAGCTGGAAAAAATGACATGGGTGGTACAACTCAAAATATTTTAAGAGGCGATACAGAAGCTGGTGTAGAAGCTAACAAAGGCAATCTACATGGTAATCCTGTAAGTGACCAAAATCCAAAAGACATGAATACAGGTAATGTAAATGTCCCAGGCGGAAAAGCTGCAAAATCTTTAAAAGCAATGCCAAAAGGACATGGAGCAGAGAAAAAAGGTTCAGGCGATACAGCTCCAAATAAAAAACCAATTATTGGTAAGTAAGGAATAAGGATGAATTTATTACGAGAGCATTTAACATTTGATCAAGCAAGATTAGTGGTAGAAAATAACAATGAAGGCAAAGACTTGTATATGAAAGGAATTTGTATACAAGGAGGTGTTAGAAACGCTAATCAAAGAGTCTATCCTGTGAATGAAATAGGCAGGGCTGTTAAAACTCTCAGCGAGCAAATACAAGGTGGTTACAGTGTTCTTGGTGAAGTAGATCATCCTGAAGGACTTACAGTAAATTTGGATCGTGTATCACATATGATAACAGAAGTATGGATGGACGGTCCAAATGGTTACGGAAAATTAAAAATATTACCTACCCCTATGGGACAAATAATTAGAACCATGTTAGAAAGTGGAGTAAAATTAGGAGTTTCAAGTAGAGGTTCAGGTAATGTAAAAGAAGATGGAAGTGGAGAAGTAAGCGATTTTGAAATTATTACAGTAGATGTAGTAGCTCAACCGAGTGCTCCTGGAGCATATCCAACTCCCATTTATGAACACCTAATGAATCGTAGAGGTGGGCTCAAGGCATATGAATTTGCACAGGCAACAAAAGAAGATAAAAAGGCACAAAAATATTTAAAAGAATCGTTGGTTAATATAATCAACCGACTCCAATAATAGGAGAAATACATGTTGGATGCACTAAAAACTTTATTTGAAAATGACGTAGTTTCTGATGAAGTGCGCCAAGAAATTGAAGAAGCTTGGAACGCTAAAATTAAAGAAAACAAACAAAAAGTTACAAGTGAGTTAAGAGAAGAATTTGCAAAAAAATACGAGCATGACAAAAATGTTATGGTTGAAGCTATTGATAGTATGCTTGCAGAAAGATTAAATGCTGAAATGCAAGAACTTGCAGAAGACAGAAAGCAGTTAATAGAAGCATCAGCCAAATATACTATTGCAATGAGAGAAAATGCAAATCTTTTAAAAACATTTGTAGCAAAATCACTTGCTAAAGAAATAAATGAGTTGCACTCAGATCAAAGAGAAACTGCAACAAAATTTAAGAAATTAGAAGAGTTTATTGTTGATAATCTTGCGAAAGAAATTACAGAATTTCAAACAGATAAAAAAGATCTAGCCGATACTAAGGTTAGATTAGTTAGAGAAGCAAAAAGTCATTTTGAAGCTATTAAGAAAACATTTGTCCAGCAAAGTGTTGATAAAATGTCTAAAATTACAGAAAAAGTTCTTACAAAAGAAATTGGTCAGTTAAAAGAAGATATTGAATCAGCTAGGAAAAATGATTTTGGACGTAGAATCTTTGAAGCTTTCTCAATTGAATATATTAATAGTTACTTAAATGAGAAATCAGAAACAAGCAAACTATTAAAATTGGTTAATGCCAAAGAAAAACAAGTAGTTGAGGCTAAAAAAATTGCAGCCAAAAGCAAAAATTTAGTAGAACAAGCTAATAAAAAATATTCAGCTTTACAAAACTCAGTATCAAGACAAGCCATTATTAATGAACTTGTCGATCCATTAAATAAGGCACAAAAAACAATTATGCTTGATTTGTTAGAGTCTGTGCAGACAGATAGATTACGTTCTGCATTTGACAAATACTTACCAGCGGTAATTGAAGAAAAAAGTATAAAGAAAAAGGCAGTAATTACAGAAGGCAAAGAAATCACAGGCAATAGAGAAGAAAAAACAAATACAACTAGCGCAAGCGATAACGTCATTGACATTCGACGGCTTGCAGGACTTAATTAAGGAGAAATTAAATGTCAGAACTATTAACAAGTCGCTGGCAGGATACAAGACAAGCACTATTGGAAGGCCTACAAGGCACAAAGAAAAGTGTAATGGCTGCTACATTAGAAAACACAAGAAAATATTTGGTAGAAAGTGCAACAGCAGGCGCAACTTCTGCCGGTAATGTTGCTACATTAAACAGAGTTATCCTCCCAGTTATCCGTCGAGTTATGCCGACGGTTATCGCTAATGAAATTGTCGGTGTTCAGCCAATGACTGGACCAGTAGGACAAATTCATACATTGAGAGTACGATATTCTGAATCACATAATGCAGATGGTACAGCAAATGACGTAACTGCAGGTGATGAAGCGTTATCACCATTTAAAATTGCTACAGCTTATTCAGGAGCTGATAATGGTAAAGCTGCTCAAACTGCTACGTTTGAAGGCACAGCTGGTAGAAAAATGTCAATTCAAATCTTGAAGCAAACTGTTGAAGCTAAAACACGAAAGCTCAGCGCTCGCTGGACATTTGAAGCTGCACAAGATGCTCAAGCACAGCACGGAATTGATATCGAAGCTGAAATTATGGCTGCTTTAGCTCAAGAAATTACAGCTGAAATTGACCAAGAAGTATTAGCTTCTTTAAGAAGCTTGGCAGGAAATGCAACAGAAACATACAATCAAGCTGCAGTTTCTGGAACAGCTACATTTGTAGGTGACGAGCATGCTGCCTTAGCAGTACAAATTAATAGAGTTTCTAACTTGATCGCTCAGCGAACAAGAAGAGGAGCTGGTAACTGGGCTGTTGTTTCACCTCTTGCACTTACAATTTTACAAAGTGCTACAACAAGTGCATTTGCACGAACAACTGAGGGGACATTCGAAGCTCCAACCAATACAAAATTTGTTGGTACATTGAATAATGCTATGAAAGTCTATGTAGACACATATGCATCAGATGCAACAGCAGTTTTGATTGGTTACAAAGGTTCAAGCGAAAGTGATGCTGCAGCATTCTATTGCCCATACATTCCGTTGATGAGCAGTGGTGTTGTGTTAGATCCGACATCCTTCGAACCAGTAGTTAGCTTTATGACAAGATATGGATATGTAGAATTAACAAATACAGCTTCATCTCTTGGTAATGCTGCTGATTACTTAGGATTGGTAGACATTCTTCCGTTGAATGTAAGCTTCAGCTAATATCATTAGTTTGAAATAAAGATTAAGGTTCTATAAATACTTTTATAGAACCTTTTTTTATGGAGAAAATTTCATGGCATACACAGATGCAGTATTAGAACATTATAATAATCCTAAGAACGTTGGCAGTTTAGATAAATCAGCAGCAGATGTTGGTACAGGCCTAGTTGGTGCACCGGAATGCGGTGACGTTATGAAATTACAAATTCGTGTAGAAAATGATAAAATTGTTGATGCAAAATTTAAAACATTTGGTTGCGGAAGTGCTATTGCAAGTAGTAGTCTGGCAACAGAATGGGTAAAGGGCAAGACGATTAACGAAGCGTTTGAAATAAAAAATACAGAAATAGTAGAAGAACTTGCATTACCTCCAGTAAAAATTCATTGTTCAGTTTTAGCAGAAGATGCAATTAAAGCAGCAATAAAAGATTACAGGAGTAAACAATGCACAAAGAATTAAAAACCCAAGACGAAAATGAACAAATAGGATTAACAAATTATCGCTTTAAAGATTTGCCAAATTGGGCAAAAAAAGCATGGTTAGAACAAAAACAAAACAAAACAATTTAGCATAAATACATTAAGTGTGCCGCAGGGCGGACTTATGCTGTTCCCACAGCGTAACGGATAGAACCCGTAATTTATAAGGAGAAACAAATGGGAAGACCAGTAAACAAAAAGAAAATTGGCTATGGACCAAGCCAACATAAAATTGCAGTAACAAGACATTTTTTTACAGGTGGAGCTGAGGCTACAACAGCAGCTCATATCTACAAACAAAAAGGTGATAGTAAATTTTGGATTAGATTAGATGCAGATAACGTTAATCCTGAAGCAGGTGAAACTTTAAAACTTGTTAGAAAAGCTGGAACAGGTGGTGGAGAGCCTTTAGAGGCAGGTGAATTTACTATTGATGCTACCGGATCTGATTCTGGAACTTATCAAGTAACAAAATTAAGAAATAAGACAGTCCAAATTGTTGACACAACAGATATAAATCCAGCAAATTGGACTACTGAAAATGTTTTATATAATGTTGGATATGATGCAAGCAGTCAAGAAACTGCAACAAATCCAAATGCTGTTACAAGCGTGGCATTGCCTGCACAATAATTTTTTTCAACTAGGCAGCATTAAGTCTGCCTAGAGGATCTTTTTTTATGTCAAAAGTATTAAAAATAGAAAACGGTGGTTATACAATAAAAGTTGAGTCTGGAGAGCAAATTATTCTCGATACTGCTAGGGGCGCAAATTCAAATGGTAAACCAGCAGGAACTGTTATTGTAAGAGGTAGTTTAGAAGTAGAAGGTACAACAACTACAGTAGAATCTTCGGATACAATTATCTCAGATAATATTATTACTCTAAACTATGGCGAACAAGGTGACGGAGTAAGTGCATTAAAAAATTACCGAAGTGGAATAGAAATTGATCGAGGTGTGTTTGCCCCAGCTAGATTTATATGGGACGAAACTTTAAATTGGACGTTAGGGCCTATTTCTGGAACTGGGGCGTTTACATCAGAAGATGGGTCAGGTCAACAAGTTCCACTAAGAATAAATGGAATAACGTCTACCGGAAATCTGTATTTAGACACAGGTAATAGTGTTATAAGTGTGTTAAACACAATTAATTATGAAGAAAAAATATTTAATTATTCTAATGGTTTTATAACAGATCCTGGAACAGGAGTTAATTTAGGTGATGATAATATTCCTAATACAAAATCAATAGTAGATTATTTTGATTATGCCTTAACTAATATTGGAGTATCTGTAGTAAAAGACAATGATACAAGGTTGACCTGTTTAGACGATAGCAGTACCGGTAACCAAAGTAAAATAGAAGTTAAAGTAAACAATAATATAGTTACTACGTTTTGGGAAGATAAAGTTGATTTTTCTGAATTGAGAATAGAAGACAACAAAATAACTACATATTCTAGTAATGCAGACATAGAAATATATGCACCAGGTACAGGTTCAGTTATTATTAATGATGTACTAACTTTAAAAGCTTCGCCGTATCCAGATGACGTAATGTTAGATCCATTACCCCCATTAGAAGGTGTAAAGATTTATTCAAAACCACAATCTTATGGTAAAACAGGCATTTATTATACTAATGCAGACGAAACAAATGACGAATTAATAAGTAAGAATAGATCTTTACTTTTTAGTATGTTATTTTAAGGAATAAAGATGGCAATAATTAATCAACAACTAGCAAATACTTACACTCCTATAACTGTTCCAAACGGTAAAACATGGGCAATAACTAATATATTAGTTTGTAATCAAGATTTAGTAAATACCTTCGTCTTTGATATACATTTAGTTCCTAATGGTGATCCGATTAGTAATAGTGTTACAAGGGTAATAAATAATTTATCTTTAGGAGCAACTGAAACATTTTCTTTTGATACAGAAAAAATTGTATTGGAAGAAGGAGATTCTATAACATTTTTAGGAAATGTTGCCCTATCAGCAACAATTAGTTATTTGGAAGTCTAATGAGATTTATTAAATCACAAAACATTAATTTGAAAAATATGACTGGCAAAGGTATTAAATACGACGGATTAAATAATTTTGCAATCATAGATACAACAAAAGTGATGCTTATTCCTAAAGGTGCAGAAGGAGATAAGCCTGTATCACCAATTGATGGTTATATTAGATACAATACTACTTCAAATGAATTTGAGTTTTATCAAAATAGTGCTTGGAGAAAAGTAAGATATAAAGAACCAAACACGGTTGGAATTCATGTCCAACTCTTAGGAACTGGAGATGCAGTTGAAACTTGCTTTGGTCTATTAGATAGTAACGATATAGATTTTCCAATACCTCAATCAGCAGCACATATTTTAGTTCTTGTAGAAAATGTTTTACAAATTGCAGATGTAAACTATACTTTAGAAGAAAGTTCTAGTGGTAGTTTAGCTGGACCAAATAGTCCGTATCCAGACGGATGGTATATAAAATTTGGTACCCCGCCTCCTAATAAAGATATACACGTTATTCATAATTTTGACAAATAATTACACATATTTTCCTAATATAATTTACATAAATACATTAATGTTAAAATATTAAAAATTTTAACAGGGACAAACTGTGGTCAACCAGCAAAGAGCTATAAGTTGAGAATTTGGTTGGAGGGACAGGATCCCCGTAAAGGAATGTAGATGGCGTTAGGTGATATCTCAGGACCGATGCTAAAAGCTAATTTAGCAAGAGACGGTGTAAATTTATATTTTAAAAACGATGTAAACGATGTTCCTTTACTGTCTTTAGATGTAAACAACCAATATATTGGATTAAACAAAGAAATACCAACTGCAGCAATAGACGTAGATGGTGACACAGAAACTTCTTCAAATTTAACAGTTACAACAACCGCAAATATAGGCAATTTCACCGCACAAAACTCTTCTATAAGTGTTCAACTAGGAGACATCTTTGTAAATTCTAATCAAGAAATAATTATTTCAAATTTAGCAACAGACGACATACTTATTTCAGATAATGTAATTAGTTCGTATAACAGTTCAAATATAGAACTATCTCCATTTGCAGGAAAAACAGTAGAATTATTTACAAATTTAAATATTACAGGAAACTTACATGCCTCGGGTAATATTCAAGCAAATGGAAATATTACTTTAGGCTCAGATGATCTAGATAATATAGCATTTCTTGCCGATGTTAACTCTGATTTAATTCCTGCAGCTAACAATACGTACAGTTTAGGTAGTGCTAATAAAAAATGGGGATCTTTGTACGGAAATTTTTTAAATGGACAAATTTTTGTTACAGGTAGCATAGAAGTTTTCAATGTAGATTTAGCAAACAGACCCGGAAATATATTTTTTGTTGCTGAAAATGGAGATGATACAAATGTAGGAGATCATCCACACGGGCCTTTTAGAACTATTAAAAGAGCATTAGAATTTTCTGATGCAAGTATAAATGGCCCTGTAACTATACATGTTTATCCAGGAACTTATGAAGAAGAACTGCCATTAATTGTTCCTACTAATGTCACAGTTAATGGTGAAGATATACGTAACGTAATTGTAAAACCTTCTGCAGGTTATGAAAGTAATGATGTATTTTTACTTAACGGTGAAACTACCATACAAAATTTATCAATAAAAGATACAACAGGAGGTTATGCTTTCCGCTTTGATACAAATGCCGTAGTATCTTCACGTAGTCCTTATATACAAAATGTTACAGTAATAACCGCTACTAACGGAGGTAATGGTGCATTGGTTGACGGAGCTGATGTAGATTCAAACAGCAACGAAGCCAGTATGCTATTCCACAGTTGTACTTTTATTACACCTGGTACAGATGCTTTAGTTGCAACAAACGGAGCTAGGGTTGAATGGTTAAACAGTTTTACGTATTTTGCTAATCGTGGAATTTATGCATACAATGGTACAACTGGACATCTTAGCAGCGACGGTAGCACAATAAAATATGGTGCTGAAATTAGAAGTATTGGCAGTGCGAATGTTTATGGAACATATGGTGTTGTTGGCGATGGCAATTCTGTAACTGTTTATTTAATTAACCATAATTTTGCATATATAGGTTTAGGAACTGATGCTACGAATGATAAAACGTTAACTGTAAAAGCTAATCAAGTTGTTAAACAAAATTCCGCAAATATTTATTTTAGTGAGATAGATGCTGCAGGAGAATTTGCAGTTGGAGACAATTTCTTTGTTAATCAACAAACTGGCAATTCGAGCATTGTAATTAGCAGCGCATCAATAGAAAGTTTAAATTCTTTAACTGTTACTGTAAACAATAATACAACAGTAATAGATGGTGAAAAAATTGACGTAGGAAATTTTTTATTAAGTAATAATCTAATAAAAACTGTTCAAGGAGAAATAAATTTTCAAAGTGCAACAGGTTTTATAACAATAAATGATACAGTAAATTTTCAAAAAAATCTTACAATAACAAATGATTTGAGCATAGACGGGACATTGGTTCAATTAGGAAATGAATTCCAAGACACAGTCACCTTTGCTGGAGATTTAGATCAAAATTTGTTATTAACAAATGGCAATTTGTATAATTTAGGTAGTGCTGCATATAAATGGAAAAATTTATATATTAGTGATATTCAAGTAAGTGATATTTTAATACGAGATAATTTTATAGAAACAGTGACTGGCAATACTAATTTAGAATTATATGCTAGTGGAACTGGTAAATTGTATATTGAGCAAAATAATGTTTTGATAAACAATGATCTTACTGTTAGTGGTACTACTGACATTTTAGACTCAAACATAAGTTCAGACGTGACTCATATTGGCAATAGAAGTATAAATTTAACATCATTATCACTATTAAATGGAAATGTTTTATTAACAAATAATTTAAATGTTAATTCAGATTTTTATACAACAGATTTAGATATTCAAGGAAATTTAGTCAAAATAAAGACAACAAATACAAATCTACAATTAGAAGCAAACGGTTCTGGTAAAGTAAGAATTAATGATTATGCAAAAATAAACAAAACTCTAACTTCAAGGATATTAAGTGCCCAAAACATAATTCTTACTGATAGTAATTTAACGTTTGATAAAATTTCTACAAGTACTCAAATACTTATAGATGATAATTACATTACTACCCAATTAAGTAATTCTAATTTAGAACTTAGAGCCAGTGCATCAGGATATGTTCAATTTGAAGATATTTTAATTAAAGACAATACCTTGTCAACCTATACAGATAACATAAATCTAAAATTTGGTAATATATTAACAATTAATAGCACAAGTAGTTTATTTTTACCTAAAGGTACTATTACTGAAAGAACTTTAGCAGAAGGACATATAAGATTTAATACTACAGATGAAAAATTTGAAGGTTTTGGATCAGGTATTATTACATTTAATGGTGTTTATAGCGATGATCGTACAACTTCTGTATCAGCGCATAAAGTAGATAATATTATTAATTTCACTGTAGATAATAATTTAATAGGTTTTGTAGATTCAAACGAATTTAATGTGCTAAAGCTAACAGTTGATGATATTGAAATTAATGATAACAAAATTCAAACCACAATTAGTAATTCAAATTTAGATATTAAATCAACAAATGTTGGCATTAACATTTCTGATATAATCATAGCACAAAACGATATTATAAATTCTCAAGCAACTCCTTTACTGCTTAATAATAATTTTGGTTTTGTTGATACTGTTGGTTTTGTACCACCAGTAGGAAACAGTAATGATCGCGGTACAATAAATGAAGTAGGTGAATTACGTTATAATGTTGATATAAATGATTTAGAAATTTTCGATGGATCAAATTGGGTAAATGCTGCATTAGGAGGAAGTCCTCCTGTTACAGAAGCATTATTTGAAGACCTAATAGACGAATGGACTCTCATACTAGGATAGCACTTTATAGGAGGAATAATAAGTGGCTGTAGGAAGAATAGGCGGGCAACTACTAAAGCAAAATTTGTTAAGGCAAGGAGTAAATTTAGCATTTGAAACTGATTTACTTTATCTAGATGTGACAACACAAAGAGTTGGTGTTAATAATGCTACTCCTTTAGTTGCATTAGATGTAATTGGCGAAATTAAAACTAATAATATCGAAGTTCCAGGATACGCAAATATTGCAGATATGTTGTTTTCTGGGTCAACAATATCTACACCACAAAATACCTTAACCCTTGGAACACTTGATACTGTTGTTTACCAAAAAAAATTAGCAATAGATTCAATAGAAATAGAAAATAAT